CAAAAGAAACACAGCGTGGCGGCGAAGGTGGAAGTGTAGCAGTATCTAATACTATAGGTACTTTGTTTGACGGCTTTATTGACATTGTTGAAAATGGCACAGCTCAGGCTAACATTACATATCCTACATTAACAGATGTTGATGAAGATTTAATTAGCCAAAGCCAAAAACTTGTAGCAGAAACAGATACAATTGGCGAAAAGGTAATCGACTTTGTTAATAAAAACTTTGGAAGTTTCAACTATAACAGTTCAGCATGTAGAAGAGATTTAACAAACATAATTACAGACACTGCATATGATGTTGCATTAGGAACAAACTATAATGCTGTCTATAATGGTATTGCATACACAAGACCAACTAACTCTTATAACCTTACAACACAAAAGGTTGAAACAATAGGTGCTATTCGCAAAGCTAGAGATCTACTTAAAGAAAGCGTTACAACAGACGGATCTTCACAATCAGGATCGAGTAATGCTTCAACAAGAATAACAACAGCTTTTAATGAAATAGTAGATATTCTACAGAATGGTACTGTTGCAACAGCTGATCCAGGAGACGGAGTAGTTAATGCATTATCTTTACCAAGCCCAACAGGGGTGGATCAAAACAGAGTAGATGCAAAAGATAACCTTGTTGCTAACAGAGATTTTATTGCAGCAGATGTTGTTGCTTATGTTAATAACAACACTCCTCCAGCAGGTTATAGTGAAACTAAATGTTCTAGAGATGTAAAATATATTGTAGATGCATTATGTTACGATATTTTATACGGTGGAACAATGGCAACAACCAGAATGACAGAATCATATTTTGGATTGTTTGGTGCAATTTATCCAGACGGACAAGTGACAGAAACTGTAAATGCTTACACACATATGGCAAGCATCATTGAAACTATTGTTCAAGAAGGATCAGTAACAGCACAGTCAGGCAACTTAGAGTTGCAAACTACACTTGGTACGCCTGCGACAGCAACAGAAGCAACAGAGCTAACAAATAAAATTACAATTATCACTGATGCTTTAACAGCTGGAAATACTGATAGTGTTCCAGCAGTTGTTTATCCAAGTATTACATGGGCTGATGCAGAATACCAAACAGCACACAGCGACATTTTGTCAGATCGTAGTAATGTTATCAAAGCTACAATTCAATACATCAGCGATACATATAATGACTTTACATATGATCATGCAAAATGTACTAGAGATATAGGATATATTATTGATGCAGCACGTTATGACTGGATGTTAGGTACAAATTATGCAAGTATTGTTGCAGGATTATCATACTTAAGACTTCCTTCTGCTAAAGTTGTTGGGAATCAAAAAACAGCAACTATTGCTGCTAACGAGTATGCACTAGCTCTTGCAAAAGAAATAGTCGATGACAACAGAGCACAAGCAGGGTTAGATGCAACCTGGCAAATCGTACAAGATTATATTTGGCATGGTTCTAGCGAAGGTAGTATTAGACAAACTGCCGACGCAGAAGTTTATAATGCTGTAAGACAATTAGAACTAAACAAAGAGTTTATAGTTCAAGAAGCAATGGCATATGTAGATGACTACTTCCAAACTGTATCTACAGGAACTGTAGATGCAACAGATATAATCAATGTTGAAGATACTACTTGGTTATCTATAGGACAAGAAGTATCATTTGAAAATTTAGCAGACAGCACAGGCGGACTAGATTTTACAAACTTAGTAGAAGGTACAACATATTACGTAAGAGATATCCTAAGCGCAACTCAATTTACCGTAAGTGATACATTGGGCGGTGCGCAAAAAGATATAGGAACTACTGATGAAGCATTTGCAGTTATAATGGGTTATACCTACAGCAAGACAGCGTGTGCTAGAGATCTTAGAGAATACATAGATGCAGTTAAATGGGATCTACAATGGGGTCAAGAATGGAAGCGCGAATACACAAACAATGTAACAATTTACAGACCTGCTTCTTATAAAGCAACCCTAGCAGCTAGATACTATGTTAATGCTGTAATAGGTAGCCAAGAAGAAGATTTCTTCTATATGAGAAATGGTACTGGATTGCGTTTGATGACATTTGACGGATTACGCGGAGACTTAACAGCAGAAAATGCTAACGGAACAAGTCGTGTAACAGCAGGTGCATACAGCTCACTCGACCCAGGTTGGGGTCCAGACGATACTCGTGCATGGATTACAGCTCGTTCTCCATACATGCAAAACTGTACATGTTTAGGCTACGGTGCAATTGGTCAGAAGATTGACGGAGCACTACACAACGGCGGTAACGACTCTATGGTATCCAACGACTTTACACAGCTTATAAGCGATGGCATCGGTGCTTGGATCACTAATAATGGTAGAGCAGAACTTGTATCTGTATTCACATATTACTCTTATATTGGTTATCTTGCAGAAAACGGCGGACGTATTAGAGGTACAAACGGTAACAACTCTTACGGTGTGTATGGTTCTGTAGCTGAAGGTGTTGATCCAGACGAAACACCAGTAACAGCAGTAGTTGATAACGAAACACAATACAATGCTACAATCGGAAATGTATTTACAGATACAGATCAGATACTTGCATTGGAGTTTAGTCATGCTGGTAATGATTACACAGAAGCAGTAATTGATATTTTTGGAGCAGGCGACGGAGAACAGCTTGTCGCTGATGAATTTAGAGATAATGCAGTTAATCAGGTTAGAATTGTTGAAACTGTAGCTGACAGTGCTGGCGGTAGCGGATATCTTGTTGCGGGTAACACTGCACAAACGGGTTCCAGCACTAGTATAACACTTGCTGCAACAGACGGTCAATTAAGTACAGCATATCCAGGTATGAAGATACTTATTACAGGTGGTGCAGGTGTAGGTAACTATGGACTGATTAACACATATAACTCAGGTTCAAAAGTTGCAACTGTTATTAAAGAGTCAGACGGCACAGCAGGTTGGGATCATGTAGTTCCGGGAACTACAATTACTTCTCCTAACTCTAGTTCTACTTACTTTATTGAACCAGCAGTTTCATTTACAGATCCTACAAGAAGTGCAACAGATCATACAATTACTTCAGGCAATTGGGACGTTTTAGGTTATTTTGAAACTTCTGAACAATTTACAGCAGTTTCTGGACTAGCAAGTGCAGACGGATTAAATGCTACATTCAATGTAACACGTAACGGTGAAAAGTATTATGTAAGTGTTAATGACGGAGGTACAGGTTTTGTTCGCTTAGAAACAGTAACTATTGACGGCGCAGATATTGGCGGAGTTTCTACTACAAACGATCTTGTAATCACAGTAACAACAATTAATAGTTCTACAGGTGCTATTGTTGATTTTGACTTTGAAGGAATAGCAGAAAAAGGCTCCTTTGTTGCAATACCAAGCACAGGTACAAGTGCGCAAGGATCGGTTGATGGGCAGACTTGGTCAAGTGTAACACTTGGATCAAGTGCAACCTGGACAGGATTTGCTTCAGGATTGGCCGATGACGGGTCATCTACTTACAAAGAAAGTTTTGCTGTTGTTGCAGGTAATAATGCAAGTTCAGTGCGTACAAATTACAGCACAGACGGAAGTACTTGGACATCAGTTGATATAGCTGGAATTGCAGTTACAAGTACTGCTAAAGTAGCATTTGGTAATGTTGGTGCAAATGACAACAGATTTGTTGTTATCGGTGACAACGATACTGACATTGCATATTCACAAAATGGCGGCCAAACTTATACAACTGTAGCAACAGCATTACCATCAACTGGTTACACAGGACTAGCATATGGTAAAGGATTGTTTGTAGCAGTTAAGAGTGGAAGCCAAGAAATGGCTTACACATCCGACGGAGGCGAAACTTGGACAACTGTAGCAGCAGGTATGCCTAGTACTGCTGCATGGAGTGATGTTGTATGGGGTAATGGAAGGTTTATTGCAATAGCAGCAGGTACAACCAGCGGCGCATACAGTATTGACGGTAGCACATGGGTTGCTGTTACACTTCCTATCACAGCAAACAAAATTGCATACGGCCAAGGTATGTTTGCAATTAGTGGTGTATCTACTACATCAGTGGGCTATTCACAATACGGACTAGATTGGGATACATTGACTATAACTGCTGTAACAACAAGCACAGATGCTATAGCATTTGGTAACCCTGCTAGAACAGGAAAGTTCATTGCATTAGGCGGATCTGCAACCGCAACAGAAGTTAGAGATTGTAGAATTGGTGCTAAGGCAATGGGTAGAGTTGGTGTTGCTAATCAACAAGTGTTTGAAATTAGAATGACTGAACCTGGTTCAGGTTACACAAGTGCGCCAACTATTACTATTACAGATCCAAACAACATTGATGATGTAGAAACTGCTGTAAGACTAAATGATGGCACACTGGCTAACCCAACATTTATTAATAGAGGAAGTAGTTTCCTTACAGCAAGTGCCGAAATTGATGATCAAAACTCAAACGGATATGCCGATTTCTTCCAAAACGGACAATTTGTTGCTGTAAGACGATTGAGTGCAAGACCAGTAAATGGTTCTAACATTGAGTTTGATAGTCTTCCAGGACAATACTTCAAACTGGTTAATACGGTATCATTTGTTGGATCAAATGATGGATCATTTACAGGATTCTTACAAATAAGTCCAGATATGACTATAACTGATGCACCAGCTAACGGTGATCCAGTTGAGATGCGTATTCGTTACTCACAGGTACGTTTGACAGGACATGACTTCCTTGATATTGGTACTGGTAACTTTACTGATACTAACTATCCTGGAGTACCAGTTAATGATCCGGTGCAAGCAAACGAAACACGCGACTCAGAAGGCGGACGAGTGTTCTTCACAGCAACTGACCAAGATGGTAACTTTAGAGTTGGCGACTTGTTTAGTATTGAACAGGCAACTGGTGTTGCAACATTGAACGCTGAAGCATTTAACATTGCAGGCTTGCAAGAACTTACACTAGGTGAAGTTACACTAGGTGGTAACTCTGCAAGTATTAGTGAATTTAGTACAGACCCGTTCTTTACTGCAAACAGCGACAGTGTTGTACCAACACAACGAGCAGTGAAGGCATACATTGAAGCACAGATTGGTGGCGGCGGCGCATCGCTAAACGTTAACTCTGTAACAGCAGGTGACATTTTTATCAACACCAATCAAATAACTACAGTATCTGGAGAACAGATAAATATAAAAGCAAATGTTGTATTCACAGGAAACGTACTAGGCTTACCTGAAGCATTTAACTATTTCTTAAGATAAGGACGGAGCAAAAATTATGGCAAAAGGAATATTAGGAACCCCAACTGCACTAGGTGCAGCAGCAGACACAGTAATTTATACTGTCCCGACAGATAACTTCGCGGTGATAAGTATAAATGTAACAAACAGGAGTGCATCACAAAGAAATGTTAGAGTAGCTCTAGCAGCAACAGATTCTCCGACAACGGCAGAATGGATTGAGTATGATGCAGAACTAATCGCAAACGGTGTATTAGAAAGAAGTGGTATCGTTTTAGATGCCGGCAAGCGTGTGGTTGTTTATGCAAACAGTACAGACGTTAGTGCCATGGTATATGGAATAGAAACATCAACAGCTTAAGGAAATAGAAATGCGTAGAATTACAACAGGTGTCCAAGGCGGTCCGGTATTAGGACAATTTACAGCACTAGATAATAATCTGAAAACAATTCCTAATAACACAGATATTATTATAGATCCTAACGGCACAGGCGAAATTAAATTTGGATCCCATGCTCAAGTGCAAGCAGCAGGAACACTAAAATTTAATGATAGCGACAACAGTAACTATGTAGGTTTAACATCACCGGCAACGGTTAGCTCCAATGTTACATTTACACTTCCAGCGGCTGACGGAACTGCAGGTCAGTTCATTCAAACAGATGCATCAGGAAATTTAACATTTACTGATTCAGGAATTAACATAGGTAACGACACCACAAGTTCTAGCACATTTTATCCTAATCTTACAACTGCTACAAGCGGTAAAATTACATCAGCAACAGTAAGCTCAAGTAAATTAAGTTTTCAACCAAGCACAGGTACTTTGTCAGCAACTGTAATAAATGGCGGATCAGTAGATAGCACAAATAATATAACTGCTGGTAATGTAAGTAAAAGTTCTGATACTGCTATAAGATCACTAGCAGGTGATAGTAACAAATGTGGTTTCGAAGCATATGGTTCAAACCAAGGCACAGGTTATACATATGTAGGACAAAGTGATTTTGCCAGTGGTTACGGCGGTGGTATGTTCTATAATGGTGATGGAAGTCCTGCTTTTGCTAGTGGCGAAGCGGCTGATTATAACTGTTTCTATAGAAACTCTGCAGGTACTAAAACTGTAACAGCACGTTATTACTACAATGATAATAACTGGTACTTCCATGGACATGTATTACCAAATGGTACATCTAACGATCTTGGAGCATCTGGTTCAAGATGGCGCAACATTTACACAAATGACTTGCAGTTAAGTAACGGTATTGGTGACTACACTATTGTTGAGGGTGAAGAAGATTTGTTCATCTATAACAATAAAAATGGAAAAACATACAAGTTTATGCTACAGGAAGTTGATCCATCAATTGTTCCAGCGAAAGCAGATACCGGTGATAGTGGCGAAGCTGACGATATTACTCTAGATTAAAATCGTTTTGGTAACTAGAGCATAATTAATAGTATGCAGAAAGTTATTAGACCATTTAGCCCCCCAATTTATCTCGGAAAAATCTCAGACAAAGAATTGTCTTTTATTAGATCTATTGTTGATAGAGCTGGCGAAGAAAAGTTACCACCGACCGCAGGACTAGTAGGAAATATAAGAAATCAGTTTGCTATAGATTTTACAGACCTAGGAGAAAAGGGAAAATTTAAATCTATTTTTATTCCTCATCTAAGTTATTTTGCCAGTAACTGCAATGTTTTAGACAACAGAGAATTAGTAACAACAGAGTTCGATTTTGTTGATGCTATATGGGTAAATTTTCAACGACAAGGCGAATTTCAACCACTGCATTATCATAGCGGATTTCCAGGGCAGCATGTAGTAATTGTTTGGATACAAGTGCCAAATGAACTTGTAGAAGAAAATAAAATTTTGCAAGAGCATAGTATAAAACCTTGCGCCGGAAATATAAGTTTTATAAATGCAGGGCAAGAAACACTTTACAGTGGTCCTGAATTTGATTTCCTTCCAGAAGAAGGAGATATTGTTGTAATACCTGCAGAACAAAGACATTTAGTTTATCCATTTACAAGTGATGCAACTAGAATAAGTTTATCTTTTAATATAAGTTCAATGACAAATAGGAGTCCTGATAGATGAAAATAGTAATTGTTGGTGGAGGAACAGCTGGTTGGTTATCCGCATTGTTTGTGAGTAAAATACACGACGACCATTCTGTTACACTGATAGAATCATCTAAAATAGGCATTATAGGTGCAGGAGAAGGTAGTACAGGACATTTGCGTGACATTGTTACTAACGGTCTTTATGACTTTGGATGTAATGAACAAGACTTTTTTAAAGAAACTGGAGCCACTGTAAAATTAGGAATAAAACATAAAAACTGGACACCAAAAAAAGATTGGAGTTATTATGGTCCTATTGACGGTACTATGACCCCCAATGAAGTTCCGGACTATCATTTTTTACATGCTGTAGCTAACGACATTCCTGCACACTTAATTACTCAATTAGGTACTCTTATTGACGACAAAAAATCAACATTCTTAACTGAAAGCTACGGAACAGGCAACCATGCATATCATTTTGATGCCCACAAAGTAGGGCAATACTTTAAAAAAGTTTGTGGAGACAAGGTTAAAAATATAGATGCAGAAGTATTAGATGTTGTATTAGATCCATTTAATGGATATATTACTAAATTAAAATTATCTGATGGACAAGAAATAGAAGGCGATTTCTTTATAGATGCCAGCGGATTTAAAAAAGTTTTAATGGAAAAACTTGACAACAAATGGATAAGTTACAATGACAATCTTCCAGTGAATAGTGCTATGCCTTTCTTGCTTCCTTATACAGAAGATGACTATAAAGATTTAGAGCCAGTAACAACTGCATGGGCATGTGATGCAGGATGGATGTGGCAAATACCTACAGTAGATAGATACGGATGTGGCTATGTGTTTGACGACAGATTTATTACACCGGAACAAGCGCAAGACGAAATAGAAAACAAATTAGGCAAGAAAATTGAACCTATAAAAATATTAAAATTTGAAAGCGGTAGATTACAAGAACCTTGGAAGAAAAACTGTCTGGCTGTAGGACTAAGTGCAGCTTTTTCAGAACCACTAGAAGCGACAAGTATCCATGCAACAATTATACAGCTAACGTTTTTTGTGTTTGAATATTTGCGATCAACACAGAATCAAACAGTGTCCGACGGAAGTGCGTACATGTACAATAGAAGAGTCAATGGCATGTATGACAACTTTAAAGAGTTTTTAGAAATACACTACATGGGCGGAAGGACTGATACTGATTTTTGGCGATGGATAAATACAGGTGAAACACAAAGTGATCTTGTGAAATCAGTTATAGAACAGTGTAAGCACAAAGTTCCAGTAGGTCATGATTTTGCTCAAAACTATGGATATGCAGGTTGGGTACTTTGGGCATTTATTTTAAAAGGTACCGGACACATTAGTAAAGAACTTGCTGGCTTTGAATTAGACTTCTACGGAAAAAGAAAACACGGCGAAGAGATATTTACACAAAACAATCAGTTATGGACACCCTTGCAACAACGCTGTTTGTCTATGGAGGAGTTTGTTAGATCTAGACAAAAGATAAATACTAACGGAGATACATAAAAATGGCGATTAATTTTTCAAACGGTAAAGAGATTAGCGAACTAGCTGTTAATAAGCTATATGCTGAAGGTAGTATTTGTCAATGTGTGCAAGTAACAAACTCAGGAAATCACAGTGTTGGAAACAATACTTTGAAAGATATCTTTAATGCCAGTATAACAACAAGTAGAGCTAGTAACAAAGTTTTAACCTATTTTTATGTAACAGAACGTATGGACTTTGGCGGCAACAGATGGTCAATTATGTTTAACTATCTAAGATACGACGGACCTTCAGGAGCTAACCAAAATAACAGTTACTTAGTTGATAGTGGCTGGAATGGAACATACAGATTTTATCTAGGTGCATACGAAAAATACTATTTACATTCACCAGGCGTAGCCGGAACACATACATATACAGTTCGTTGTCAAAGTTACAATGCAGGTACAGGTTATGTGAATTATGCCGGCAATCAAGGCGGCGACGGAACTGGTGTAATTAGACTTATGGAGGTCGGTGCTTAATGGCAATTAATTTTTCAACCGGTCAGCAAATTACAGGTAACGGTACAAGGATTGCACCTGACGGACATATTATCCAAGTTGTAGAACATGTGCATACCAGTAGATTACAAACTAGTAGCACTAGTGCGCAAAACTTTTTTTCAGGAGCAATAACACTACAAGATTCAAGCCACGGTGTTGCGTGGTATTATAACTGTGCTCAACGCTGTGATAGAGGAGACGGCCCTTGGAGTTTAGGATACCATGACATGTACAGAGGTGGATACGGTTCCGGAACACGGATGTTCTACAGTGGATACAATGGATTTACTAGTGATAATATTATAAACTTTAGTAAATTTGGTGTTGATTATCCTGGTGTTACTAATCCTGGATATTATGTAAGAGTTTGGGCATATCCCGGAGCAAATGTACAGTTTAACAGCCCTAACAATCAAGGCAATGACGGTAGAGCTGTGTTAAGATTGATGGAGATTAAGCCTTTGTAGGTGGAGTAAAGAATGGCAATAATTTTTACAAATGGATCACAAATAGATAGCGCCTACTCAAGTGGTAGTTCAAGTCCAAGAATTAATATGGGCAATGGAAACATTGTTCAAACAACATATACTACTTGGACTGGCAGTAACTCAAGCGGCGGCAGCGGATTTGTTGATCTTTTTAACCATAGTATCACTGTACGTCCTGGTAATTTAATTCTTGTTGAATTTTTTATGAAGACAAGAGAAGATGTCGGACAAGGCAGATGGAATTTAAGCCGTCATAGAGTTACAAACACTACTACAGGAACACAAATTTTCCAAAGTGGATTCCACGGAGGACAATGTAACACAATTTATCAGTTCTCTGAACATAAACTACATGACCCAGGGTCGGGTGGAACACATACATTCCAAGCAGCATGTAGTGGTTGGACAGGAACAATGTACTTTAACAGATCGGGCGGCAACGGCGACGGACAGGCCTGGCTCAGATTAAGCGAAATAGCAAATTAAGGAGACACAAATGTTCGGACAAGCAAGACTTATAAATTACTCAACAGCACTAGAAGCACTTGTAGATGAGTGGCGTCTAGCTAACAGCATGAAACACGTTGGTTGGAGTATGAAAGCTGAAAATTCAGACGGATATTACAACGGCGAAGAAGTTGATCCTTTAAATGATTGGGACGCTATAGAAATCAATTGGGACGAGGACAACGAAATGACCAAACCTACTCTTGAACAACTTGATACAAAAAAAGCAGACCAAATTGCAAAAAAGGATCAAGAAGTTGCAAGAGAAATAAGAGATGAACTTATAAAACAAACAGACTGGATCGTTGCAAAATCTACTGAAGAGGGCGTAGAAGTACCAGCAGATTGGAAAGCGTATCGTCAATATCTAAGAGATCTTCCTACACTTGCAGACTGGACACCAACATACAACGAAGAAAGATTTGTAATGAATCTAAATGAAATTCGTGTTCCGCCTAATGGTGTTCCTTTAACATAATCACTTATATACAATTTTATAGGCTTTGCATGTAAATATCTACATGCAAAGCAATCCTATTGACAGTTATATCTCTGTATATAAAAATTTTTTCCCACAAGATTTTTGTGATAAATGGGTAGATTTTTATTCTAATAAAATTTACAGTTCTCATCAATGGCAAGATGACAATGACGCTAAATTTAAAATAAATCAACAAGAGTTTGAAGTTTTATACTTAGATAACTATAAAGACAAAGAATTTGTGTCTGTGATAGTAAATAATTTATTTAATTGTATGCAAAATTACGAAAACGATTTGAAAACTAGGTGTTATGTAAGTAAGTTTTCTCCGTTGAGATTAAACAAGTATTCTGCTAGTACAAAAATGAATAAGCATGTTGATCACATACATGATATATTTAATGGCACCGAAAAAGGCATACCTATTCTTAGTTTTATAGTAAATTTAAATGATGATTACGAAGGCGGCGAATTAGTATTTTTTGACGATGTAAAAATAAAATTAGACAAAGGAGATGTGGTAATTTTTCCTGCCAACTTCATGTATCCGCATAGGATTGAACCGATAATTAATAGTACTAGATACAGTTTAGTATGCTGGGGATTTTAGGAGAATTTATGTCAAAGATTATAGATCAATATAAGTCACACTTTTTGCACTTTAAAAAAACAGGCGAAATTTACAACAATACTGTTGCTGCATTTTTAGAAAACAATTTTGCAGTATTAATTGATACTCCTGACGGAGCAGTGTTTGAAGCTATTCCAACAGTTCAAGGATGGCTTAAAGAAAATTTAGACCCAGACATATGGGGCAGTAGAGAAAAAGTTGAAGCATATCAATACTACAAAGGTATAGGTAGATAATGGGCGTAGAAGCTATTTTCCCACAAGTATTGTATAAAACCAAAATTAGAGATTATAAAAAATACAATGCACAAATTGAAAATAGATTGAAATTCATTAAGAATGAAGTGCCACCTGGCGGCGCCAATTGGATAGGCTATGTTTATAACACCTGCGGAACTTTTGAAATACATACAGACCCTGAATTAAAAGAACTTAGTAATCTAATAACAAAACATGTAAATTGGTTTGCAGCAGATTTAGGTGTTGTAAGCGGATTTCGATATGTTCCTGAACAAAGTTGGGCAAACATTTATAATCAAGACGGTTATCAAGAATTTCATTATCACGGAGGATTTAGTTTTAGTGCAGTATATTATGCAAAAACAACCGAAAACACGCAAATTATATTTGAAAATCCTGTACAAGATATGATTCCGTTGCCAACATCGATGAATACACAATTAACATCAACAATGAAGACCTATAGACCCGAAGCAGGCGATTTAATAATTTTCCGCAGTCATTTGAGACATAGTGTTCCGCCACATAAAGATAAAGATGAAAGAATTACTCTTGCATTTAACTACAAAGAGGAAAAAATAAATGAGTGAAGTTTATAAAGTACCTAATCCTGTACAAAGACTATTTCCTAACACTATGATTTTAGATTATATTGACGTTGATACTAAAACACTAGAAGATTTAGTATGGTGGGCAAAAGCAAATAATTTTGAAAATGTAGGTCATAATCCTTTGTATAGCACACGTTTAGGAGATCAACTCATACCACCTAAACCTATCTGGGAATACCAACAAGCTCCTGGTATAGATAAAATAATGAACGAAGTTCAACACTATGCTGATATGTGGATAAAAGAACAATTAAGTAGCGACAATTACACAGCTCAGCCTGAAATAAGTTGGATAGTAAGTTATGACGAGGGCGGCATGCAATGGCCGCACATACACAAAGAATATAACTGGACAGCTATCATTGGTTTAAGAAATAACGGAACTCTGTTAATAGAAGATCCTAGACATTTAGCAGTAGGAACAGGACAAACAAATCAAATGTTTTACAAAGAGGTAATAATTAATCCAGGACAAATATGTATTACTCCTGGTTATCTTGCTCATCTTAGTGTTCCGTGTTATCATAAAGATGGTAGAGACATTTTAGTAATTAACGGAAAATAAATGCAACTAATTGATTACATTAAAGTATATGATTTTGAAGGTGACGGACTACTAGAGTTTCTTAATCAAAGAACTAAATGGAAGCACTCGCAAGACAACGACTTTGAAAAAACTGTAGGAGTGTTTGATTATTGTAAGGTAGATAATAGCATCCAAGACTACGGAAAATTATGGAGTATGTTACTAACCGGACAACTTCAATCTATTAACGAATACATAAAAGATTTTCCTAAAAGTGAATTTAGCGGCGGAAGTGCGTTTTATTTCAGAAAGTATTCAATAAATGGTCACACATACGAAGATTGTTATTATGATCCAACAGTGTCTAAACAGTGTAATTTTATAATGAATCTTAATGACGATTATTCAGGCGGAGAACTAAAAATTAATGACGAAATTTATAGATTAAAAAAGAATCAGTTAATAATATTTCCTTGTAATTTTATGTATAGGTGGTCACATCAACCAGTTGTGTCAGGCGAAAAATATACAATAGAAAGTTTTATAGTATGAAAGAAAATCATAAAATTTTAAGAAATTTTGTAGATAAAGATCTATGTAAAAGAATGAGTGACTTTATTAAGCAGAAAGTAAAGCAAGATCAATTCTACTATGATCCACAATGTACTATAAGTCCAGCAATGGAAAATATCTTCTTTGATGTAGGAATACATTTAAAACCAAAATTAGAAAAAGAGTTAGGTTGTACTTTAGATCATACTTACAATCATTGCAGATATTATAGAACTGGAGAAATATTACGACCTCATAAAGACAAAGATCAATGTGAAATTGCTCTTAGTGTTACACTAGATTATGACAATATGCATAAGCCTTGGCCTATATATGTCTATGATAATAATGAAATTGTAAAAGCAGAACTTGACATCGGCGATGTTTTAGTGTATAAAGGTAGTGAAACATTGCATTGGAGAAATCCGTTTAAAGGAACTTGGCAAACACAAGCATTTATTTTTTATGCTACAGATGATAGATTTGTAGATCCTTTTATAGGAAAACTTGAAGATGTAAATTTTGTAACGGAGTTTAAAGTAGATGGCTAAAATAATGCTAGAAGGTACAGATTTAGACGATTTTCATAACGCAGACCCAAATAAAATTTTTGTATTTGACGACATACTTCCTAAATGGTTAGTAGAATATGGTGCTGAAGAACTACTTGATTTTGAATGGAGATATGGACAAAGTTCTTATCCAGGCGGCGGCAACTTTTTTGGAAAGTGTTTGTTTGATGGATTTGAAACTGAAGGTAATTGGCCTTCAATAATAAAACTTGTGTTAGAAGGATTTAAAGCTCATTGTATAGAAACTGGATTTGAATTTGAAATTGATAACTGTGATAAAATTCTAGTTAATGGACAACTTCCTAGTACCCCCGCAGATCCTCATATGGACACCATAAAAAACTTCCACTGGACACTAATTTACTATTGCAACGATAGTGATGGCGGAACAGAATTTTATAAAAGTAGTAAAGATTTAACTTTAATAAAATCAGTAGATTTTAAACAAGGAAGAATGGTTTTATTTCCGAGTTACTATAATCACAAAGGAATATGCCCAACAGAAAAATTTAGGATATCTTTTGGTTATCAAATGAGAGCAAGAACTCCATTAAACACACCATTATCAATGGCTTCATTATGATAGAACAAAACCTTTTTAGAAACTTGATATACAAAGATACTTTTGAGTTTGATCTACAAAAGTTACTTCCTACGATGAAACAAAGTCTTTTTCAAGACGGAGTTCCGTCAGCGGATAATTATGAAACAACACCTGCAGGAGCAACACCGCATCATTGGCCAGAATTCCATGAATTTCTTGTTTGGGCGGCAGAAAGAGCAGAAAAAATTGCCGAAGATTGGGAATTGCTACCATTAGAAAAATATATTGCAAGTAGTCATGTCAATAGGCAAGTTCAAGGGCAGTATGTTAGAGAACATTCGCATCCCGGTGTTGATATTGTTATAGTTGCATACATAAGTGCAGAAGAAAATAGCGGGAACATAGAATTTAGAGATCCCTTAGAATATGCCTGGCAAAATCTTCCTAAAGACACACATCCGAGAGATGTATGGAGAGAAGTAAAAATAAAAACAGGTGATGTTTTATTTTTTCCTGGATTTTTAAATCATAGAACTCAAATTAATACAAGCGGTAAAGACAGATGGACACTAAACACAATGATCAGATCCAGAATAGGATAGATTATATAGACATAGAAGCCTGGAATAATTTTTATATAAAACACCCTCAAGGCGGTCCTTGGGATACTGTTGATTTTTCGCCAGACGAACATGTTGTAGATTTTATAAATTATTTTGATATTAAAACAGGAAAAGTTTTAGATGCAGGTTGTGCAGACGGCCGAAATTCAAAATACTTATTAGAGCAAGGACTAGACGTAACAGGTATAGACATTTCTGAAGAAGTAATTACTAGAACACAAAAACGTTTTCCTAACGGAACTTTTATTGTTAAAAACATAGCAGAATTAGATTTTAACAAGGAGTTTGATGCTGTAATTGATGCTGGAGCATTGCATGTAAATCATCCAAAAGTTTATAGAACAGTTTTTGAAAATTATTATAATGCACTAAAAGAAAATGGAAAATTGTTTATTAGATTATTCTATCATGAAAAACCAGAAAAGATATTTGGAGTACGTCCTAGCATGCCTGTTTATGGGTTGCATGATCGAGATATTAATAAATTAATTGAAGGCTTGTTTGTTGTTAAAAACAGTGAATATGATCCTATGTACGGTGCTCATATGAGCGGATGTAATTTTTTGCATATGGAGAAAATATGAAACTTATAGAGAAAAATAAAGAATGGAAATATCACATTTATCAACTAGAAACGATTACCGAAGATAATCTTAATGAATGGATGTTTCAGTGCGAAAAAGCAATAGCAAAAATACAAATGTTTTTAAGAGCAGAACAGCAAGGTCAAGATACTACTTTTTATTATTCTAGATATAATATTTGGACAGTTACTCCGGGTAATAAAATGTTCTTTGAGCTATACAAAGAACTCCTAGAATGTATTAAAGACTTTTGTAAAACTAATGAAGTTACACACGATAAAGGCTTATATTTGCAAAGCTGGTTTAACAATCATAGAAGCGATAACAACCTTGAAAGACATAATCATTTTAGTCCTATACACGGTTATATTGCTGTAAATCCTCAACACAGCAAAACAGTGTTTTATGAGCAAATGGGGCAAGACGATGTTGCATTTACTATTAATAACAAGTTAGGTCAGTTATATATTGGTCCCGGAAACTTAGAACATGAAGTTATAACTACAAAAGAGTACGATGGTCCTAGGTATTCAATTGGATTTGATATCGATGACAACGAAGAGACTCATCACTTGAGCATGATACCATTGGTAATAGAATGAAAATAGTAGAAACTAACGATAAACTTTTGTATAATTTATACGAGATAGAATATATTGCAGAGCAGCAAGAAGAAATAGTTAAAGACTGTTTTACTGCTGTTAAAAAAATAAATGACTTTGTAGAAGCAGAAACAAACAACAAAGATACAACTTGGTTTTATACAAGGTATAATGTTTTTTCAATTATGCCAGGAAACATACACTTCTTTAAAATTTTCAAAGAACTTCAACTATGTGCAAAACATTATTTTGAACATTATAAAATACAATTTGACGAGCAACTTTGGATACAAAGTTGGTTAAATCATCATACTCATGATACAGTGCTTTCTCGACATAACCACTGGAGCCCTGTACATGGGTACTTGTCTATAAATCCACAAAATACCGAAACAGTTTTTTATCATAACGATTTTGATACTACAGAAATGTTTGCTGTGCAAAACCGTCCAGGACTAGTTTATTTAGGTCCAGGAAAACGGGAACACAGTGTTAGGAATCTAACAAACTATGATGGAACTAGATTTACTATAGGATTTGATATAGACGATATGGATACAACGGAACACTTAGGTATGATTCCTTTAGTAATTTAGCTTGACAACTGCTATATTACCGTGTATAATAAGGAAAAGGAGTTAAAATGCAAAGCACAATGATACCACTTTCACAATTAAAACAGTCATATCCTGATTATTGTAGTAGCAATATTTTTGTTTATGATGATGTATTTCCCGCCTGGCAGGTTGCAGATCATGCAAGACAATTACAACTTATACAATGGGAATACGGTCATATGACCGATGCCACTAAGTTGGGAGAATACGATAGATTTTTTGGACGTCAGCTATTCCATCTTGCACAAAATCATTCAGAAAATATGCCTCCTGTAGTAACAAATATTGCAGCAGCTATAGAAGGAGCCCTTTGTCATAATATTGATAAAGACGGTGAATTTAGAGGAATTTACAGAGTTAGTTTAAACGGCCAAACAAAAGGTATGCGGCCAGGGCCACATGTTGATACAGTTGAAAAAAATTATCACTGGACGGCTGTTTATTTTGCAAATGAAGCTGATGGTGATCTTCAATTTTATGACAATATTAAAGATTTAAACCCTACAGATTGTGTGGATTTTAAACTTGGACGTATTGTAATATTTCCAAGCGGCTATGCACACGAAGCTCTTGCTCCAACTACACCTTGGCGTGTAAGTATTGGTATAATGTTTGAACACAAAACAGACAGACAATATAAAATTTTAAAAGAAGAAGATTTGCAAGATGCTGAAAGTGATTGATGATATCTTTGACGAAGAATCTCTCGAACAAATAGACGGATTATTTAACGGACTTTCAAACAGTGCGGTTTGGACTACTAATGGTGGGCTATTTCCTTCTTACATAAATCAAAATCCTGGATGTGTTTTAGTACATATGCTAGGACAAATTTATACAGATGAAATTGTAAAATATTTTATTGAACAAGATATCTTTACTAGAACACCATCTTTTGCTGACGGATTTCTGTATATAGGATATCCTGGCAGTAGTTTAAGTTGGCATCAAGATGGACATAATGATTTTGGCGGTAAGCGCACAGCAATTAGTGTATATTTAAATAAAGAATGGAAAGATCATTGGGGAGGTTGGTTTAGTTATCAAGACAACGACGAAATTAAATCTATTATTCCTAAGTATAATAGAGCAGTAATCATGTATGAAGACTACAATCATTGTACTACTGTAATTGCAAACGAAGCAGATAGACGTTTCAGTTTTCAATTATTTTTTGAAAAAGACGCACTCAACTTAAATTACGGTAAATGATATATGCCCAATCTTGTATTTGAAAAAGTTTTTAGAGGTAATTTAGTTTGTGATAATCAGGATTTTTATAACCAAAAACCTGTTCCGGCAAAACGTTTTTTACCTGATTGGATTAAAAATATAGACAATAAAAACAAAACGTCTATTAAAAAGTGTCCTCCTGTAATTGACTATTTAATAAGTGGATACTGCATTCTATCTCCTGCAACTTATCACTTTAAAAGAGAAGTTATTAATGGAGAAGAAGAAATATCTGTTGATGGCGATATTTTTATGACACTTGATATGAGCGAAGTTGAAGGAGCACCTGCCTGGACAGAAATACAAACAATTAGTAAGCACGAATTTCATCAAGCACCTTTAGAAATTAACGGTATTAGAAAAAGTATATTTAAAATTTATACCTACTGGCTTATTAAACCCCCAGAAGGATATTCCTTAGCATATGTACCTTTAAATTTACATTTTTTACCTTTTGAAATTTTACCTGCTATAGTAGATGCTGATGATAAGTGGTTAGCACCGCCCAGTTTCCCGGCTATGTGTAGTTTTAATGATAACGGAACTTATGAATGGACTATAAATGCAGGTGATCCTATTGCAAAAGTTATTCCTATAAAAAGAGAAGAATGGTCAAGTAGTACAGAAAATAATTTAGATAAAGAATACTATGAAGGACACGAGCACGGTGAATACAAAGACTGGCATGTGAAAAAGAAGTATGACTGATATTAATGTTTCTCCTGTGTTTCCTATAAAGTATATGGAAAATTATTGTAGTCCGCCTCAACATGCTAAGAAAAATATTCCAACATGGTTTAAAGACATTAATACAAGTGTAAAAAATATAAAAAATTGTCCGCCAGTAACAAACTTTTTAACTGAAGGATTTTATATTCCGAGTCCGGGAAATTTTAAATTTTTAAGATATGTTGTTGGTAAAGAAGAACACATTGACATATCCGGTGATTTGGTTGTAAATATACAAGAAGGAAATAATAGTTTTTCAACACCTACTATGAGCGATCAGACATATGATCAAATACCTTTAGTGAAAAATGGTATAAAGAAAAGTATTTTTAAGTTCCATTATTTTTGGACAATTGACGCTAAAAACAAAAGCATTTTATACATTCCTACACAAATGCAAATGCAGTGCTTTTCTATATTTCCAGCTATAATTGATTCTTGGAACACGCCTCCAAGTTTCCCTGCATATTGTAATTTTGACGATAAACATACATACGAATGGGAAATAAAGAAAGGCGAACCTATAGCATACGGTATT